CGCAGCTCGCTCTTTATAAGCTCGCTGTTTGTTACGTACTACCTACTAGGTTACAAAACGTGTAACTCCATTATAGTTGGTAATTGGAGATAAGTTATGGAATTTGTTAGAGAATATGGGATTTTGGTTATTTTCTTACTACTAAATATAGTAATATGTTGGATAAGTTTTAGGCTTTTAATAGAAACAATGAAGGATTGATATGCATTTTATACTAATAGCGTTTATAACAATGGTTGTTTATTATGTGTTTTTAATGGCTGATTACGAACGAGCTAAAAAACAATTGAAAGAAGAAAAAGAAAATAGAAACAAGGTTGTATCTATACCTTGTCCACCTGAACCTGGGGGTATTCATAAATGGAGTTATCATCCCCAAACAGGATTATTAACTTGTAATAAATGTAATTTTGTAGCGGGTAGTGCTTAGGATATAAAGGATTATATTATGGAATCAGATAAAAGAGTTTGTAAATTATGTAATTTACTAAAGGATCGTATACTTATTGGAAAGTATCCTGATAATAAAAATAAAAAATATACAGATGATTTAGGTAAATTATGGAATGGTTCGGTTTGTGGTTCTTGTAATGTGAAAAGATCACACGAAAACATGAAAAAAATTAGACAAAAAAATACACATGAAACACAATAGATTATTATTCTTTGTTGGATTTTCATTAGGGTTGTTTTCGTATATAATTACTCCAGTTGTAGCAATTGGTGAAGATTTTAGATTTTATTATTCCGAATTTATGGTTTTATATAATCATTATTGCTCTCACAGGAAATTACCTAGTAAAATAAAAATTAGATATAAAAGACTTCCTGAAGGTATTATTGGTCTCTGTACATCGTCTGCTATTTCAGCTACTATTTCTATAGATCCCGAATATTGGGAAACAGCTAACGATGAACAAAGAAAACAGCTAATGTTCCATGAACTCGGTCATTGTTTTTTGGATTTAGATCATGTAGAAGAGAAAAGACACTACATGAATGCTTATGTAACAGACTTGACTGATCTAGAGCTAATGAGTCAAGTCAATGAAGATTTTAGGAGTAAATGCGGTGAATAATGCTAATATACCGTTAATACCCGTTAAAGTAAGAAAACAGTTTCTCCGAAATGGAGAAGATGGCTACGGGGAATATTTAAACGGGTATGTTTTTGGAGTGTATGCTCAACGCAATCAGGCATTGCTATTCCATATCTTTCTAGAAACAGGAGCTGTTTACTATAGACTACCCCTTAATGCTTTTGTTAATGCAAATACCCCAGTGGATCAATTATTAGATTTAAAAACGTCAGATGTGCAACTATGGGATTGTCTTTCCAATCAAATAGAAGTCATTCAATGGGCTTTTCTTAAAGATCAAACAGCTAAGGTCAATTTAGGTAATCTAGGTGTTGTAAAGGGAAGATATTTATTTACAATAGAATTTATTCAAAACGATACAAATGAATTGGATTTGGGATTTATAAACGTGGCTGGTGAGTACAAATGTTCCCACGTTATATCGTTGGATAACGGGTATTTTTGTGCAATGCCTAATAATAGGATAGAGTGGTATGACCAAGCGTTTGTAAAAACAGGAAAAAGTCACGATTACAAAATAAATAGAAGTAGATTTTTTGCAGAGGATAATAAACAAATCGAAGATGGGGATGAGTATTATTATAAAGTAATTGATGAATCTACATCAGAGCATATAATGGATGCTATACCCTATTCAATAAAAGAATATAAAGCGTAATTATTTAATATTTCCAACGTCTTAGCTTATCATCTCTAAGATCAACATGGATGAAATTATTAGCTATTCCTATTGATTTAAACTTAAATTCAGCTACTTTTACTAGTTCTGGTGCTGTTAGTTTGGAAACAGATATATCTACAGCATTTCCTAGTTCATGGGTGCTTTTTTTAGCTACAACCGTTGAAACTCCACTATTTCTTATGTGTTCTTGGTGCTTAGAACATCTGAAAGCTGAATGTATCCTCATGGGACTATTAACGTGTTCTCGCATTTCAGTTAATCTATTAATTAAATCAACTGATATTCTTTGTTGGATGCACTCTTTGTTTTCACATTTACAAGAAAATTCGGAAGTTTTAAAGTAATTATTGATCCAAATAACTTCTCCTTTGTCCCAAATATAGTATCCGTCTATTATATTAATCTGTTTCATATATAAAGTTGTTTAAATTAACAACTATTTATAGAAATTCTAATTGCAATACCAAAAGCCGTATTAAGGCAATTATATAAAGTGGTTTACGCTAATAGAATTTTTAAAGAAAGTAGTAAAAGAATGCATTATAATTTAGTTAAAAATGTAGCATTGCTATCATTTGTTTCATTTTTTATTAAAATTCTAGTTGTTGGTGCTCAATATCAGGATTGTGCTCTAGTGGCAATTATTTGTTCATTAATTGGATACTTAGAATACAGTTCTGAAAAGAGTGAATTAAAAGAATTAAAAGATAAACAGGATAAATTGCAACATTCTATAGAACTAAATAAAAAGGAAATAGAAGAACTTCGTTCACACGTTTCTACAATCAAACTAGGTAATCAAGTTAGATCTGTTACAACGAAATTTTAATTTATGTCTGATGATATTGATAAAATGATAGAGCAGTATAAAGATGTTACTTCTTTGCAGAAGTACGCTAATGCTCAATATAAAACAATTTTATCTTTAACTAAAAAAGTTAAACTTCTTGAACAAGAAAATATCGAGTTAAAGGATCTTTTAGAAAAGGCAACCCCTGTTTTGGAAGAGGATAAGAAAAATTTTCTTATTTATCAAGACAATGGTGAGAGTGATGAAGAAATTATTTCTAGAGTTCAATTAGCTCGGTTAAAAGAAATATCATTAGATAGAGAACTAACATTGGAAGAAACAAAAAGAGTTGAAATTTTTAATAAAATTTTAGCCTCTAAAACTAATTCAAAATCAAATAGCGATAAAACGCAAAAAATGAATAGCGATGATCTTCTTAAAATGTTAGAAAATGATTCAATCCAATAAACAAAAAATAAATAAAAGAGATGCAATTGTTGAACTTTGGAACAGAGGTGAACTCTCGTGGAAATGTCACGCTGTTCAAAAGGAAATGCGTGATGTTTTCTACGATGCACCAGATAACTCAACACTTGTTTGGCTTCTTGCGCGTCAGTCCGGTAAATCCTATCTATTAGCAATAATTGCATTAGAGCAATGTAGAAAAAAACCAAATTCTATTGTTAAACTACTTACTGATACTAAGCTACACGCTGAAAGTATCTTTGAACCAATCTTTAAAGAATTATTAGAAGATTGTCCCGATCATCTAAAACCTGTTTACAACAGTCAAAAATTTACATATACTTTTTCAAATGACAGTCAAATTCAATTAGCTGGTAGTGATAACAAACACTACGAGCGTTTAAGGGGTCAAAAATCCGATTTAGTTCTAGTTGATGAAGCTGGATTTTGTGATAATCTTAAACATATTGTTATGTCTATTTTATTACCAACACTAACTCATACTGGTGGTAAAATTATTCTCGCGTCAACTCCTCCCACAGACTCAGATCATGATTTTTATAGCTTTATTGAAAATGCGGAACTGAATACAACGCTCACTAAAAAAACAATTTACGATAATCCACTACTTAAGGGTAATCAAGTGGATAGGATAATCAAAGAAATGGGTGGGTTAAACTCTCCACAGTTTCGTAGAGAGTATTTGTGTGAGTTAATACGGGAAGAAGAGAACGTTATATTCCCTGAATTCACAGTTGAATTAGAATCTGAAATAATTAAAGATTGGAAAAAACCACCCTTTTACGATTGTTATGTATCCATGGATTTAGGGTATAAGGATTTAACGGCCTTATTATTTGCGTACTATGATTTTAAAGCTGATAAAGTTATTATTGAAGATGAAATAATTTTAACCGGAAAAGAACTACAATTACCCGATTTAACAGAAAAAATTTTGAAAAAAGAAGAAGAACTTTGGCATAATCCACTCACTAATGAAGTAAAAAAACCTTACAATCGGGTTAGTGACATTAATTATATTGTTACACAAGAAATTTCTAGAATTTCAAATGGTGAAGTTTTCTTCACCCCTGCCAAAAAAGACGACAAAGATTCCGCAATTAACAATGTAAGGGTGATGCTCGCTACAAAAAAGATAATTATTAACCCAAGATGTAAAACTCTTATTCGTCACATTAGAAATTGTAAGTGGAAAAAAACAGAAAGTAAATCATCTTTTGCTCGTTCCCCAGACAATGGTCATTACGATGCAGTCGATGCTTTAATTTATTTAATAAGATCAATATCCTATACAAAAAATCCTTATTCTAATTATTATAATACAAGCGCTAATGATATGTATGTTGTAAATCCTAGAAGTTTTTATAGCAATGCGACATTAGACACATACAAGACGATCTTTAACGTTAAAAAGAAATAACAACTATTATAGAAACTTATGGATACACCTAATACTACTGTTGATAAAAAACAAAGTGATGATGTTTATTTTGCAAAAAAACCAGCAGAAGATTGTGCTGGAATCCTTCTTGCAAAAGGTGACAGTTTTTTTAACTTACTGCGAGCAAACGCATACTTAGAAAAAATGTCAAGAATGTGGAGAGCGTATCACGGTGCGTACTCAAATGATTTGGGATATGGTCACACGGTACAGTTTTCGGGTGAGCAGGGCGAATTTGTACAATTGCCAGTGAATCATTTTAGAAACATTGCATCACACATGTATACCATGATTACGGCTAACAGACCAATCATGGAAGCTAGAGCTGCTAATACTGACTATAAATCATTAGCACAAACTTATGTTGCTAATGGTATTTTAGACTATTACATGAGGGAAAAACACCTGGAGGATTGCATAAAAAAAGCAGCTGAAATGGCAATTGTTCTTGGGTCTGGATTTGTTAAATTAGAATGGAATGCAACAGCTGGTGAAGCATATGACGTTGACCCAGAAACAGGCGAATTTACTTATGAAGGTGAATTAGAATTTACTAATCTTTCACCTTTCGATGTTATTGTCGATGGTACAAAAGAAACTTGGAATAATGAATGGATTTTAACACGTTCATTTCAAAATAGACATAATTTAATAGCCAAATATCCTGAACTTGCAGATAAATTAAGGGGTGTTAAACCTAAAAATCAAAGTGCTGTTTATCGTTTGGCAGTTTTTAGTAACGACGACACAGATGATATTCCAGTATTTGAGTTTTTTCATAAAAGAACAGAAGCAATGCCCGAAGGCAGATATATGCTTTTTGTTGATTCTGACATTGTTTTATTAGACACTAAAATGCCTTATCGTGTGTTGCCTGTTTTCAGGATTGTTCCTTCTGAAATTTTAGGAACTCCATATGGTTATACTCCAATGTATGACATTTTTCCAATTCAAGAAGGTATTAATTCGCTGTACAGCACGATAATGACGAACCAAAACGCATTTGGTGTTCAAAATTTATATGTTCCTAGAGGAGCTGATATTGCAGTTAATACGTTAGATGGAGCGATGAATATTATTGAAGGGAATGCTAAACCGGAACCTCTTCAATTAACACAAACACCAGCAGAAGTATTTAATTTTTTAAATATGTTAATTCAATCTGCTGAAACTATTTCCGGTGTAAATAGTGTTACAAGGGGAAATCCCGAAGCATCCCTTAAATCTGGAACGGCTTTAGCATTGGTTCAATCAATGTCATTGCAATACATCTCGGGATTGCAACAAAGCTATGTAAAATTAATTGAGGATGTTGGAACTGCTATAATTCAAATGCTAAAAGATTTTGCAGTCACCCCAAAAGTAGTTGCTCTTGTTGGTAAAAATAATCGTCCTCTATTAAAAGAGTTTACCGGAGAAACAATTTCATCAATTAATCGAGTTGTTGTTGATGTAGGCAATCCTTTATCACGCACTATTGCTGGTCGTGTTCAAATGGCAGAGCAAATGCTACAGATGAATCTTGTGAAGACACCAGAACAATATTTTCAAGTTATAAATACTGGAAAAATTGAAACAATGTTTGAAGGTGAAATGAATGAAATGCTTTTAGTTAAATCAGAAAATGAACAAATGTTAGAAGGAAAAAGTGTCATTGTTTCACCTTTAGATAAACATAGACTTCACATCAATGAACATAAAGCAGTTTTATCTGATCCTGATTTAAGAAAAGACGCTGAACTTGTAAGTAATGTTTTAAATCATATTCAAGAACATTTAGATTCATTAAGAAACACAGATCCAGCTTTATTACAGTTAATAGGTGAACAGCCATTACCTCCTATTGGATTAGAACAAGGTCCATTCCCTGGTCAGCAAATGCCTTCAGCACCACAAGCTGCTGCTCCTTCAATGGATCAACTATTTGCAACTCAAGGGGGTAATGTATCACCTGGAGAAACAATAAAAGCAACAACGGGACAGAATATTCAACTACCAAATATACCTTCCCCTCCAGCTCCATTTGAAAATCTACCAGTAACTCCGCAAGATATGTTGCCTAAATAATATAATAAGTAATTTAACAACTATAAAAAGACGGAGAATATTAGATGCCAGGCCCAAATGCGCCATACACACAATTAGACTCAGAACAGGTATTAAAGCAATCATTTGATGAAGTTAATGATAGGTTACGGGTAGATGCGTCCGTTACAGCTGTTGTAGCTGGTGTTACTTTAGATGCTGCTACTTCAGATATTGCTATTGCTGACCGTGTAACTGGTAATTTATTAAAAGTCAATGCTGATGGAAGTATTGATGCTAATGTTGTTGTATCTGCTTCCGGTGGGGATAATATAGCAATCAGCGATGGAACTAATACATTAGATATTAATTCCGATGGTTCTATTAATGTAAAAGCAACAGATTTAGATATTAGAAACTTAGCTTTTGCTTCTGATAAAGTCGATGTTTCTGGGTCTAGTGTTTCTGTAACAGCATCTGATTTAGATATTAGAAATCTTTCAGCATTACAAGATAATGTTGCAATTAGTGATGGCTCTAATACTTTAGCTATAAACTTAGATGGTAGTTTAAATGTTTCTGGCGTTGCAACTGAGTTAACATTATCATCAATTGACGCAAAACTTCCAACTCTTGGGCCAAATGCAGCAGCCTCTTCCGTTTCTGTTACATTAGCAACTGATCAAACTCCACTTCCTGTTAATTTAGATGCTTTTACTAATGTCGATCCTGATAGCGTTCAACTTGTTGGAAGTATTAATGG